TTTGTCGCTAATTGGTGATTAAACATGACTATTCCTTCTAAAGTTCGTGCTGGAGACATACTTCAGTGGCGAGATTCGGAGACACAAGACGTATTTGGTAATGCAATCACCAGTACAGAGTGGAGTGTTACTTATTATTTGAGGACAAATACTGCTGCTGAAGGGGCAACTGTTACTAGCACAGCGTATTTATCGGGTTGGCAATTTACGGTTGCATCGACTGTTACAGCTAATTTTGACGCTGGAGATTGGTATTTCCAAGCAGTTGCAGATAAATCTGGACAAGAAAAGCAAACAATATTAAGTGGGCAGTTTGAAGTTTTACCTTCTCTTGTATATAGCGGTAGTGCTGCTGCTTATGACGGTAGAAGTCAAATTAGAAAAGATTTAGATCAAGTTCAAACTGCAATCAGGACAGTAGCTAGTGGTGGTGGAGTAAAAGAATATAAGATTGGGTCTAGAAGTGCTAAAAAATATGATTTAGCAGAATTATTTCAGCTAGAAGCCAAATTAAAGGCTGAATTAGCTAGAGAGGAAACTAAAGAAAAAATAGCCAACGGTCTTGGCAATCCTCGTAATTTGTTTGTTCGCTTTAACTGAGAAAACCAATGGGAATTGTAAATGCTTGGAAAGGATTCTGGACATCAGGAGATGGGTTCGCTCAATCTGCTGTTTCAGACATAGTTAGGCCAAGGCGACAAATTAGAGCGTATGCAGGTGCAACTTCAGATCGCTTGACTGCTAATTGGATGAGCAGCCAGTTAAGTGCTGATGCAGAAATTAGAGGAAGCCTGAGAAAGCTAAGAGATAGAAGTAGGGAGATGGTTAGGAATAATCCCTATGCCAAGCAAGCAAAAAGAACAACACAGATAAATGTTGTTGGAACTGGAATGAAGTTTCAGTCTTTAGTTACGCAAGTAAGAGGTAATAAAAGAGACCAAAAAGCTAATAAAGCGATTGAAGAAGCATGGGCTGATTGGTGTAGGCCAGAGAATTGTGATACAGCAGGTCGTCACAGTTTTCACCAGTTTGAATGGTTAGCAACTGGAGCATTACCTGAATCTGGAGAGGCAATATTCAGAATTGTTCGCAGGCCGTTTGGTAATAACGGTGTCCCTTTAGCTCTTCAATTAATTGAGTCTGATTTATTAGATGAAGAATATAACGGCAAAGTAACGGCTAAAAATAATGAGTGGAGAAATGGTGTCGAAGTAGATGAGTGGGGCAAAGCTAAAAGATATGCAATTCTAACTAGACATCCAGGTGATGCTTATTACTTGAACGCACCTAATGCAGGAAAGGATCATGTTTTCTTGCCAGCAGAAGATGTAATTCATTTATTTATGCCTGAAAGACCAGGCCAAAATAGAGGTGTGCCTTGGTTTCATAGCGTGATGGCTGATGCTCACCAATTGCAAGGCTATGAAGAAGCTGCTGTTATCAGGGCCAGGGCAGCCGCCTCCATAATGGGGTTTGTGCAGAATAATGAGGGAGAGTTAATTGGCGATGATGTAGAAACTGGACAACGTGTTCAAGATTTTCAACCAGGTCAATGGAATTATTTAATGCCAGGCGAATCTGTTCATGTTCCAGATATTGATTATCCAAGTCAGCAATATGAAATGTTCGTCAAGAATAAAATTCGTAGATTTGCTACTGGATTTGGATGTTCTTTTGAAACGATCAGTAAGGATTTTAGTGAGACTAATTATTCCAGTTCAAGGCTGTCATTGTTGGAAGATAGGGAGCATTGGAGATTTGTTCAGCGTTATTTAATAGATAATTTCCATTATCGAGTTTTTAAAGAGTGGCTTTCATTAGCTGTATTGAGTGGTCAGCTTGATTTTGCTGATTATTCAGCAAGGCCACTTAGATATTGCAAACCTAGATGGACACCACCAGCACAACACTATGTAGATCCTTTAAAGGAAGTGAGGGCTTATAGGGAAGCAGAACAAGCTGGTTATATGACAAAATCTCAAGTAATAGCGGCAACAAATGGAGGTGATTATGACGATATAGCTGGTGAATTAGCTAGAGAACAAGAGATTGCAAAGAATTTAGATATAACATTAGATAAGGACTTAAATTTTGAACCAGTTCAACAACAACTTGAACTTGATGTCGGTCAAGTTGAAGAGAAACCAAAACCAACACGCAAAAGGAGGCGTTCTAAATGACAACTGAAAAAACTGAAGTTCAGGAGACATCTATAGAAAGGAGAGATCCTTCTGAAAAATTTCAAAGAACAGAACTTACAGAGTTTAGAAGTGTCGGTAAAGGTCGTACTTTTGAATTTCCTTTTAGTTCTGAATATCCAGTAGAAAGATATTTTGGTAAAGAAGTGTTAAAGCATGATGACAAATCAATTGATTTTAGTCGGCTTAATTCTGGGGCTGCTCCACTACTTTGGAACCATGATCCAGACAGACATATAGGAATAGTCGAGAGGGCATATATCGACAAAGATAAAAAACGTGCTTATGCAAAAGTGCGCTTTTCACGCAATAAATTTGCTTCTGAAGTCTTAGAAGACGTTAAAGATGGAATTTTGCGTGGAATATCGTTTGGTTATCAAATAAAGAATATTGAGGAAAAGGATGGAGAATTTGTAGCAGATGACTGGATGGTGCATGAAATCAGCGTAACTCCAATTCCAGCAGACCCTACGGTTGGTATAGGACGGTCATTAATCTCACCTGATGAAGAGGTGACTGAACCCTCACAACCTAATACTATTAATATTGATAACAACTCTCCTGAAGAGGAGATACGTTCTGCGGCACAAACCGCATCACCCTCGGTTCCATCTATGGAAGAAAAATCACAAGAAACTGTGGTGGATACGGCTCCTGCCGTGGAAGCTCCAGAAGTTGCTGTCGAAACAGCAGAGAGATCTGTTGAAGTAGATACAGCGGCTGAAGTAAAACGTGCGCTTGAAGAAGAGCAAGTTCGTACTTCCACTATCTATGCCGTTTGTCGCCAACATGGTGCAGACGACCTCACTCAAGGTTTCATTAAAGACGGTAAGTCTGTTAGTGAAGTTAATGGTGAAATTTTAGACCTTATTTCTAAAAGGTCTGAGTCAAGCAACACTCCTATACGGTCAACTGACATGAACCCAAGTTCCAACGAAGTTGGTTTAGAGGCAAAAGAAGTACAACGCTTTTCTTTCCTTAGAGCTATTACAGCATTAGCAAATCCAACAGACAGAAACGCACAAGAAGCTGCTGCTTTTGAGCGTGAAGTTTCTGAAGAAGCTGCAAAGCGTTACGACAAGCCTGCTTCTGGAATCTTGGTTCCTAATGAAGTTCTTCAAGGATATACAAGAGACTTGAATGTAGGTACAGCAACTGCTGGTGGAAACTTAGTTGAGACTGAGCTTCTTGCTGGTTCATTTATAGACATTCTTCGCAACAGAATGGCTGTAATGCAGGCTGGAGTTACAACTCTGAATGGTCTTTCTGGAAACGTAAGTATCCCCAGACAAACTTCAGCGAGTACCGCCTATTGGGTTGGAGAAGGATCTGATGTGACTGAGAGCCAACAGGCTTTCGATCAGGTGAATCTCACACCTAAGACAATTGGTGCTACTACCGACTACACAAGAAAGCTTCTCCTTCAGACAAGCATTTCTGTTGAGACAATGGTTCGTAATGATATTGCGAAGCAAATTGCTCTTGCTCTAGATACTGCTGCTATCTACGGTTCAGGTTCATCTAACCAGCCAACTGGTATTACAAATACAACTGGTATTGGTACTGCAACAGTTACTGGTGTTGGTACTTTCCCTGAGCTAATTGCAATGGAAACAGACGTTGCTGTTGCTAACGCTGATCAAGGCGCACTTAAGTACATCGTTAATGCGACTGCTAGAGGTGGATTGAAGAGCGTTAAGAAAGATGCTGGATCTGGTGAATTTGTTTTTGCAAACAATGAAATCAATGGTTATCCAGTAATTGTTTCTAACCAGTTAACAAACAACGACTGTTTATTCGGTGACTTTAGTCAGTTGATAGCTGCGTTCTGGTCTGGTCTTGATTTGACTGTTGATCCTTATGCAATGTCTAAATCAGGAAGCATTAGAATAGTGGCGTTACAAGACGTTGATTTCGGTGTTAAACAGCCAACTGCTTTCTGCCTCGGAACATAAACTGATGAAGGTAAAACTCATCAGAGGAGTGATGGTTGCTGGCCTTGTTAAAAAGGCTGGCTCCACACTTGAAGTTGAAGAGAACGTAGGTCGAATGTTACTTAGCAGTAACAAGGCTGAACTATTTGTTGAGCCTGCTGTTAAAAAAGCTGCGCCTGCTGCAAAGAAGGTTGCGGCTGCAAAAGAAAAACCTTCTACTCCTAAAAAGGAGACAGCTTAAATGTCAGTTATTCAACAGAACCTCGGCAAATTAAATTTGATCGCAGGTCATCCAACAGCGGCAAGGACTGCTACAGGCCAAACAAGTGGTATTGATCTAAGAGTTTATGACGGTGACGTTTTATTCGTTTTAGATTCTGCTGCTGGTGCTGGTACAAGTCCAACTCTCGATGTAACAATCGAAGATTCTGCTGATAACTCCTCATTTGCAGCTATTTCTTCAGGTGCTATTGCTTTTACTCAGGTAACAGGTACAGCATCTGCTCAAGCAGTTTCTGTAAACAAGGATGATGCAAGACGTTATGTTCGCATCAAGTACACAATTGGCGGTTCATCAGGTCAATCATTTACATTCTCTGTAAATGCTTTTGGCTTGAAGAAGTACGGCTAATTTATTTATGGCCCCCTTACGTCTGCGAGGGGGCTTTTTCTTATGGCATTTACTGAAGATTTAGATATTTTCTTTGAGGATTTCCAAGATACTGTCGTTTATTCAAGTACGACATACAAGGGGATTCTTGAACAGCCCGATGAAATAGTCGCTGATGGAGTGGTAATGACCACCGACTATCAACTAATTGCCAAGACAACTGATCTGGGCGCAGTTGCTTTTGATGCAAGTCTTACCGTAAACGGAGCAGCTTATACAGTTAGAAGCGTTAGAAAGATAGATGACGGTGCTTTGTGCATCTTGTCTCTCACCAAAACATAGAGGTGACTAATGGCAAGTAAAAGAGAACAAATTTTAGCTGCATTAAAAACGCAATTAACAGGTACGACTGGAGTTGGAAGTCGTATATATAGGACAAGGGTGACTCCTACAGCTAGGAATGAGTCACCAGCAATTGTAATTGAACCAATAAATGATCAGCCAACAGTTCTTTCTTCAACTTACGAAAAGATTGATTGGACTTTAAGAATAAGAGTTGTTGTAATTGTTCGAGGTCAAATTCCTGACAGTGTTGCTGACGCAACGATTGAAAGTTTACATACAAAAATATTGAACGATCCTACTGTGGGAGGATTGGCTTTAGATATAAGGCCGTCAACTACTACATTTGAGGCAATTGATGCAGATCAGCCTGCTGGAGTCATCTTTTGTGAATATGAAATTGACTACAGAACGGCTTATAACAACTTATCGACATAATATGTTGAGACCTAACAACCCACTTCATTTATTATGAATGGTGAAAACCCAGGGGAAGGCGGTAGCTACCTGCTTGATCCAGAAACAGGTGAACGCACTCTCGTAAAGCGCACCTCTCCACAAACATCATTAGAGGTAATAGCCGATGGCACTTCTGAACAGGAAACGAGTAATTCTTCTGGAACTGGAAAGCAGTTACGGAACAGATCCAACTCCAACAGGAGCAGACGCAATTCTAGTAAGAGATCTGTCAATAACTCCTCAAGCGAGTGATGTTGTCTCTAGAGATTTAATTAGACCTTATTTAGGTGCTTCAAGGCAGCTACTAGCTAATACAAGAGTCGAATGTACGTTTAGCGTAGAACTTGCAGGATCAACCGCAGCAGGTACGGCTCCTAGAGTGGGCAAGGCACTTAGAGCATGTGGTCTTAGTGAGACAATCGCTGCCAATACAAGTGTTACTTACGCACCTGTATCTGGATCTTTTGAGTCAGCAACTATTTATTACAACGTAGATGGTGTTTTACATAAGACAACAGGCTGTCGAGGAACATTTAGTCTTTCAGCGGTTGTTGGAGAAATTCCTACAATCGACTTTTCTTTCCAAGGCATATATGTAGCTCCTTCTAATGCTGCACTACCTTCTGTTACTTATGGAGCGCAAGCAATACCATTAGTATTCAAGAACGGTAATACTGTTGGATTTGAGTTATTGTCTTACGCTGGTGCGTTACAAAGTTTCTCCTTTGATGCTGGAGTACAAACTGAGTATATGGAATTGGTCGGGGGGACTAAAGAGGTTCATTTGATAGATAGACAGACAACAGGTAGCGTCACTATCGAAGCACCATTGCCAGGTACTAAGGATTATTTTGCTGCTGCTTTGTCAGATCAAAGTCTAGGCAACTTGCAATTTACTCATGGTGATACAGCAGGAAACATCGTTAAGTTCACTTCAACCAAAGTTGATATTGGTGATGTGAGTTATTCAGAGTTGAATGGCATCGTAATGGCTGATATTCCATATACTGCATGTCCAACAACTGCTGGAAATGATGAATTTGAGCTTCAATACAAGTAAATCAGCGTTGATTTGATTAAAAGGGGGCTTACGCCCTCTTTTTTTATGGTTAAAGTAGCAAGGTATCTCTATTTCTTATCTAATGAGTTTTATTAGAAAAAAAGTATCTGCTTATCCTTGGCCTGTTGAAATCAGAAAACCTTCAGAAGAAGTTATTGGTGAATTTGAAACTCATAAATTTACGATTCGATTTAAGCGATTAGCTAAAAAAGAATTAAATGATTTTCAGGAGAAAGAAGATTATGACGCTTTAAAATCAATCATTGTTGGCTGGTCAGACATTAAAGACGAAGATGATAAGGAAATCCTCTTTACTCAAAAAAATTTAAAAGATTTTTCAGAAGATGTTGATTTTGTTCAAGGAGTAGTAAAAGCATTTCAAACTTTTTACGCAACGGCTGACGAAAAAAACTAACTGAAGCTGCCCTTTTTTGGGTTTCGGGTGGCAGTGAATCAGAGGAACAGGTAGACGAAGATGCCAAAATATTTGGCATCAAATTACCTGAGAAGCCTAAAGAGAAAGAGAAAGGATGCGTTGTGTGGGAACAGAACTGGGAAACAGTATTAATGTTTTTAAGGATGCAAACTCAATGGAATGTTTCCATGAGTGGTTTTGTTGGCTTGAAATATGAAGTTTTATTAGGTGCAGGAGGTTTGTTTGAGCTATACAATGTAGAGAACCGTGTTGCAATGCTCGAAGACCTAAAGGTTATGGAAGCAGCAGCATTAAAGGAAATCAACAAGGACTCTAAGTAATGGCAGGACAAGTTGGAAAACTGATCCTTGAGACAGGCATTAAAGGGTTTGAAGAAGTTCAGGAGCTAGGCAAAGGTCTAAAACAAATTGCAAAATTAGCGGATAGGACTGATAAAGAATTTTTAAAAGCAGCTAAATCAGTAAAAGATTTTGCTAATCAAAATAGGAATAGTGTAACTGCAATTAGAGGCCAAATAGTTGCGTTAGATAAGTTAAAACAATCAGCAACGATTGGTGGTAAAGCGTATAAAGCTTTATCGAAAGATATTATTAGTTTAAATACTCAATTATTAACTTTATCTAATACAGAAAAGATAGCTCAACAGTCTGCGGCTGCTTCGGCTTTGGTTGATAGGGATGCGGCTGGCAGAAGAATGGATGATGGCAGAGTAAATAGAGGACAATTATTAAGTACACAAGATCTTTTTAGCAAAAGACCTTTTGTAAAAAGAGGGGATATTTTTGATCAAAGAGTAAACTCCTTTGCGGAGTCTATGAAAAGTTTAAATGTAGGAACTGATAAATATAGAGAACTTTTAGGTCGTTTAATTGAAACTACAAGAGTTTTCAATAATGCTCAAGCTGCTTCAAGCAACATTGTTAGGAATAAAAATGCAATGTCGCAAGTTAGAGGGGAGATAGATCAACGGAAGGCCGCAACATTATCTAGATATTCAATAACTAGAGAATCACCTTCTCCAATGTCAATGCAAGGGCCGTGGGATGTCGGTCAATATAAGCGTGAGTTTCAAAACAAAGGATATTGGGAAAAGTTTTTTAAAACATCTTTAAACGCAATTGGAATTACTAGCCCAGATCTACAACGAGCCTTAGATGATGTAGTAATCCCACCAGCCGTTCCAGCAGCAAAAAGAATCAGTCAGGCAGCAGGAGATCCTTTTACGAAAGACCCTTATAAAAACATATTGCCAACAACTGCTAGCTATAGAACTGAGATAGCAAAATTAGACGATCAGTTAGACAATTTAACTCATAACAGCGAAGAATATAATACTGTCGCAAGACAAAAGGCAAAGCTTGAGAAAGAATTAGCAGCAGCCACAAAAGAAACTATAAAGGCTGAAAAACAAGGTTTCAGGACAGATAGAAGAACAAGAGGAAGAGGGCAAGTTTATAGAGATCCTTCTACTGGAAATATGATTGGTAGAGGACAAAGTTTTGCGTTGCCATCAGGAGTAGAAAGTGGTGCGATGCAGACGGTTCAAAGTTTGAAAGACTTTGTAGTAGAACAAGAGAAATTAAATGTTACTGGCAAATCAAATATCAATACACTTACAAAAACTCGCTCAAAGTTTGAAGAGATAAGAAATACTTTAGATCCGACTAGCAAGCAATTTAAGCAAGTTACAAAAGCTATTGCTGCTACAGACAAAGCTTTACTTCGCTTAAGTAATAACAAATTCAGCGGTCAAAACTTAAGAAGAACAGGACAGTCAATATTAGGTGCTGGTTTTGTTGGTGGCCCTGCTGGATTCTTAGGTGCTGGTGTAGGTGCTGGTATTGAAGCGTTACGGCCTGGTGGTGATATGGCAGGCGGTGCAATTACTGGTGGTCTTGTTGCTAGTCAAGTGCTGACACCAGTTTCTCAAGCGATTGGTGGTTCTACTGAATATGCCTCACAAATTGAAAAGGCAGATATTGCATTAAAAGGAATAACTAAAACAACAGAAAATTATGAAGTAGCACAAGCTGCTATTACAAAAGCAGTTGAA